CTGCAGAAGCTTTATCACTTGTTGCTACTGCAGATACTATTGACGTTCTTATTGCGGGTGCGGCACCTGCTACTGGACGCCTTCGGGTCTATGCAGTGATTGCAGATGTATCATCGGCTCACACTGAGGCTGCTGTTGCAACACGTGACTTGGTGTAAATAAATACTACTTTTGGGGGCTGGCTTCGGCTGGCCCTTTTAGTCCATCTTAAGGAAACATAATGGCTCTTACATTTCTTACATTAACTAATAGTGTTATTACCCGTATGAACGAGGTTGAGCTTACTTCTAGTACCTTTGCTAGTTCTAGAGGAGTACAAACTCAGTGTAAGAATGCTGTTAATGAAGCAATACGTTATATTAATCAACGAGAGTTTGGTTATTCTTTTAATCATGCAACAAATACTTCTACATTAGTGCCGGGAAAAGTTAGATATGACTTACCTACAAGCACTAAATCTATTGATTATACCACTGCCAGAATTAAAAAAGATAATGATCTTAATGCATCAGGTAATGGTCTTACTACATTAAATTATAATGAATATATACAAAACGAATACGCTAATCAAGAAGATGAAATAACATCTACTACTTTAAACGGGTCACATTCTGCATCTGTAGATACACTAACGCTTACGTCTACTACAGGTTTTGATGCTTCTGGTACTATCTATCTTGGTGGCGAGCAAGTAACATATACTGCTATATCAGGTAATGATCTTACTGGTTGTACACGTGGTGCTAACAGCACTACTGCTGCTATACATGCAGATGATGTATTTGTAGCACAATTTGATAATGGCGGTGTACCTAGAAATATTGTACGTACACCAGATAATAATTATTTACTATACCCTTTTCCCGATAAAGAATATACCTTGACATTTGATTACTACACATTTCCTGCTGATTTATCTGCTCATGGAGATACTACAAGTATTCCTGATAGATTTGCACCTGTAGTGGTAGATGGAGCTACTGCTTATGTTTATCAGTATCGTGGTGAAATGCAACAGTACCAATTAAATTTTGAAAGATTTGAGCAAGGTATTAAAAACATGCAAAGTCTTCTTATTAATAAGTTTGAGTACATTAGATCAACTGTTGTATTAAGACCACGTGGTTCTATTAGTTTTATGTCTGGGGTTATTAGTTAATGCCTGACGTTTCACAAACACAACCAGTTTCTTTTAATTGTGAAGGTGGGTTAATACTTAACCGATCTAACTTTATTATGCAACCGGGAGAAGCACTAGAACTAGAAAATTTTGAACCTGATATTTCAGGTGGATATAGAAGAATAGATGGCTTTCGTAAATATGTGAATGCCATAGTTCCCCACACAAGTTCTAGTTCAGAAGCACTGTTAATGGTTGCTAACTTTGACAATAAAGTTTTAGCAGCTAGAGGCGAAAAGATATTTAGTTCTGCATCTGCTGAGTTATCTATTGCAATTGCATCTAGCACAGGTATGACAGGATCAGGAACTATTACTGTACCTTCTACTACAGGGTTTTCTTCTAGTGGCACACTACAGCTTAACTCAGAGTTATTTACTTATACAGGAGTTACTGCTACTACCTTTACTGGTGTAACCAGAGCTACCTCAAGTACTACTGCTGCTGCACATGCTAAACTTGATGTAGTATCAGAAAGTTGGACAGAGAGAGATACAGGTAGAACAAGTGCTTCTAAGTATAACTTTGAAAGATTTAACTTTGATGGTAATGAAAAGATAATCTTTGTAGATCAAACTAATTATCCTGTAGTATTTAATACTTCTTTAACAGCTACAGATGTTAGCACTAGTAGTGTTCAAGGTTCTACTGTTGTGGCTGCATATAGAAATCATATGTTTTATAGTGGTAAATCTACTACACCCCAAGAGATAGTTTTTAGTGAGCCTTTTAATGAAGATGGTTTTAGTAGTGGTGCAGGTGCTGGTAGTATTAAAGTTGATGATACTGTAGTTGCACTAAAAGTCTTTCGTGATAGCTTATTTATCTTTTGTGAGAATAGAATATTTAAACTTACAGGTTCTTCTCTTAGTGACTTTGCAGTACAACCTGTAACAAGAAACATTGGTTGTGTTAATGGTTTTACTGTACAGGAATTTGCAGGTGACTTAATCTTTCTTGGTCCTGATGGACTGCGTACTGTTGCTGCTACTGCACGTATTGGTGACACAGAACTTGGTACAATTAGTAAAAATATCCAAACTGTATTTGATGAAAACATTAAAGATGCAGGTGCATTTGATAGTGTAGTTATACCAGATAAAACACAATACAGAATATTCTTTACTAAAGATGGACAAGGACAGTCACTATCTAAAGGTGCTATTTGTGTTCTTAAAAAAGAAGCATTTGAGTTTTCAGAAACAAGGGGTATACAGGCAGCTTGTACTGATACCTTTGTTGAGGCAGGAAATGTAATTGTTTTGCATGGGGATACTACAGGATACATACAAAGGCAAGAGTCAGGTAATGATTTTGATGGTACTGCAATACTAGGCAGATACAGAAGTCCTGATATGAGTTTTGGGGATAGTGGTATTCGTAAACATATGCAAAGGGTTATTATTAACTATAAACCTGAAGCTGACATTGATGCAGACTTAATACTTCGATACGATAATGAAGATACTAACTCATCAAGACCTGATGCCTATGCTTTAGATACATCAGATGTTGCTGCACAATATGGTTCTGCTGTTTATAGTACAACCTCCAGTGCAACTCAGTTTGTTTACGGTGGTCCTACACAACCACTTGTACGACAACCAGTAGAGGGATCAGGTTTTTCAGTGGCATTAAAAGTAGAAGACGGTGGAACTACTGCACCGTACTCACTTAAAGGGTTTCAGTTAGAATATCAATTAGGAGCAAGACGTTAAATGGGCGCTACATACGCAAGACAATCATCCTACACAGATGGGGATACAATTACGGCGGCTCACACTAACAATGAGTTTGATCAGTTACTAGCCGCATTTGCCTCAAGTACAGGACACACACATGATGGTACTACTGCAGAAGGTGGTCCTATTACTAAACTATTAGGTACATCCATTACAGTTGGTGACGGTAGTTCAGCTACAGACATTACAGTAACCTTTGATGGTGAGAGTAATGACGGTGTTTTAAAATGGATGGAAGATGAGGATTACTTTGAGTTTTCTGATGATTTACTTATTGCGACAACAGAGAAGATTCAGTTTAGGGATACTGGTCTTTATATTTATTCTAGTGTTGACGGCCAGCTTGACCTTGTAGCTGATACAGAAATACAGATTGCAGCTACTACTATAGACATTAATGGTGCTGCTGACATATCGGGTAACTTAGGTGTTGGCGGTAATCTTACAGTAACTGGTACTACTACCTTTAATGGTGGTACAATTACAATGGGTGATGCAGCATCTGACAATGTTGTATTTGGTGCTGATGTAAACTCAAGCATTATTCCTAACACAGATGATACATACGATCTAGGTTCGTCAGGTCAGCAATGGCAAGATATTTATATTAATGGTACAGCTTACCTAGATGCTATTGACTTTAATGGCACAGCTATTTCATCCACCGCAGCAGAGCTAAACATCCTTGATGGAGTAACCAGTACAGCAGCAGAACTAAATATCGTGGATGGTGATACATCAGCAACCTCTACCACTGTAGCTGATGCTGATCGTGTTGTTTTTAATGATAATGGTACAATGGTGCAAGTGGCAGTTACTGATTTAGCTGCTTACTTTGATGATGAAATTACAGCAATGCCTAACCTTGTAAGTACTGGTGCATTGAACAGTGGTAGTATTACATCTGGCTTTGGTACTGTTGACACAGGTTCTAGTACAATTACTACAACAGGTCTTATTTCTGGTGGTTCATTAGACATTGACAATGTACTAATCAACGGTACAACTATAGGCCACACAGATGATACAGACCTTATTACTGTTGCTAGTGGTCTTGTAACGGTAGCTGGTGAAGTCTCTATGACTACCTTAGACATTGGTGGTACTAATGTTTCATCTACTGCAGCAGAACTAAATATCTTAGATGGTGTTACATCCACTGCTACTGAAATTAATATTCTAGATGGAGATACATCTGCAGGTACTACTGCTGTAGCTGGGGCTGATGGTCTTGTAACTAATGATGGCACGACTATGCGCCAAACCACAGTAGATACCTTTGATACCTACTTGTCAGCTACTACTAAGACACTTACAAACAAAACACTAACTACTCCCACTCTCACTACCCCTATTGCAAACGCAGGGGTTCAACTAAAGAACGGCTCAACATCAGCAGGGTTTCTTGAGTTCTTTGAGGACTCAGGTAACGGAACTAACAAAGTAACTTTAATTGGCCCTGCTTCCACTGCAGATATAACCTTGACTTTACCTAGTGCTGCTGGTACTATTGCAACAACTGTATCTGCAGCAGATGAAGCTACAGCTTTAGCTATTGCCCTTGGATAAGGAAACACAATAAATGGCAAATACCTTTAAGACAATCACAAGGGATGTAGCACCAGCCAGTGCAGGAACCCCTGAAACAATATATACTACACAGTCAAGTACTAGGGCAGTTATCTTAGGACTTACTCTTGCTAATGTTCACAGTGCGCAAGTTACTGCAAGTGTAACTTTGGTTAGCACAACTACACAAACAAGTCAAACACAGAACACTACAGCACACTTAGTTAAAGATGCTGCTATCCCAGTAGGATCATCTCTTAGTGTTTTGGATGGCAAGGTTATCGTTAATGCTGGTGACATTATTAAAGTAGACTGCTCTGTAACAGATAAAGTCTCAGTAATCATGAGCTACATGGAGATTGACAGCTAATGGCAGGTTATATTGGTTCTAAGGCAGTAATCACTTCTGGCGTTAGTGCTAGTATTGACGAATTAAATATTATTGATGGGGTTACTGCTACCACTGCAGAACTTAATATTATGGATGGAGTTACTAGCACTGCTGCTGAGTTAAACATCTTAGATGGTGTAACAGCCACAGCAACAGAGTTAAATATTATAGATGGTGTAACGGCTACTACAGCAGAACTCAATATCATGGATGGTGTAACAGCCACAGCAGCAGAACTAAACATTATGGATGGGGTAACATCAACAGCAGCAGAGATTAATCTCATAGATGGGGGTACAGCCAGAGGTACAACCGCCCTTGGTGATGGCGATGGTATGCTGGTTAACGATGCTGGCACGATGAGGATGACGACTGTCCAAACGGTTAAAACGTATATGACGGCTGGAGTCGGTGGCCTAACTGAGTACATTGCTACTAGTGGAGCTATCTCTGATGCAGCTACTCAAGCATTTACAGGATTTGATAGTAGCCAATATGTCAGATACTTTTTTGTTTTTGACCGTGTGATGCCAGCAAGTAACGGCGCAGGAATTTTTGCTAGAACAAGCAGTAATGGTGGCAGTAGCTATGACAGTGGTAGTGATAATTATCATGCATTTCAAGGTACTACTGATGCCGCACAGATTGATCTTCTTTCGGGCAACGGCACAGGTGGTGATACGGGGGATGACGGTGTATCAATAATTGTTGAAGTTTTACAGCCACATAATACAAGTCATCCAACCTCGGTTCATCCAAGTGGCGGTGTTTGGATTAATACCACACCCTTGGCATTTTATCGGGGTGACTATGCAGGGTCACTCGGCGGTATTCGTACAGCAGCAGCTAACGTAAATGCCATTCAGTTTTATTTTTCAACAGGTAATATTGCTTCTGGAAATATAAAAATGTATGGAATTAAAGATGGAACATAACACAACAACAAAGGAGGGCAGTAATGCCAAGATTTCATAACATAAACGGTACAAACGTACAGTTCACATCAGCAGAGGAAACTGCCCGTGATGCCGAAGAAGCAACGTGGGCTGCTGCAGCAGATACAAGGGCTGCTGTACGGGTACGTGAAGAACGGAATGCTAAACTAGCTACATCCGATTGGATGGGTAATAATGATGTGACTATGCCTAGTGCATGGACAACGTATCGTGCAGCACTACGCAATGTACCAGCACAGGGTGGGTTCCCTAATAGTATTACGTGGCCTACAGAACCTAGTTAAAGGATAAATTATGACTAAAGCAAGAGACACAGCTAACATCGTAGGTGGTGGGTTCTCTGGTACTATTGCTGGTGCCACAATGGAGCCTACAGGTGACACTTCTTCAAGTGATAATGCTGCAATAGGCTATACTGCTGCTGAAGGTCTTATTCTTACAGGGCAAGGTAGTACAGGTGATGTAACAATTAAGAATGATGCTGATGGGTTAGTAGCCCATGTACCTACAGGTACTACAGGTGTTACCTTTGCTGGGACACCTATATTTCCAGATGGCAGTATAGCTATTGCCGACCTAGACATAGACGGTGGCACAGACATAGGTGCAGCTATAGTTGATGCTGACTTAATGATTCTAGATGATGCTGCTGGTGGTACTAATCGTAAAGCTACAATGACTAGGTTGTCTACT